TTTACAGTTACAGGGAAACCAGGACCACTAAACGTATAATCATTTGCGCCACTAGAACCAAGTTCCCACCAAGTAAGAGGACTTGCTGTTCTTACCCAAGATGATCCATTGTAGAACAAATTGTCACCCTGAGTCAATCCAGTAAAGTCGGTATCTGTCATACCCGAAAGTGTACTGGTAACAACACCAGAAAAATCAATAGTGAGTGTATCACCAGTGATTGCCGTTGTAATATTACTACCACCAGCAATTGTTAGTGTATCTGCAGAACTATCTGCTGTGGAACTTCCAGTATCTGCTGTTATTGTTGCAAATAAATTAAGATTAGTTAGACCAGACTGGTCATCCTGAGGCAACCATTTACTGGAACTAGCACTCCATTTTAAAACTTGGTCATTGGCTGGGGCATTAGTGGTTGTATCAACATCATTAAGATCGTCAACACTAGAGTACTGCGTAAGAAGTGCTGCTTGAGTATCACCAACACCACCTGCCGTAATATTCATGTTCACATAAGGATTATCATCACCATCAACCGTGAAAAAATACCCAGGATATGTTGCTGAAGCAGGTGCATTGCCAATTGCAGTATATTCATTTTTATACTTGATTGACGTAGGAAAATCAACTGTACCATCAGAACCTTCAAAAGTAGTTGCGGTTCCTCCAGCAGTAATAACTACATCTCCTGTTCCATTAGGAGTAATTGGAATGTTCCTATCACTACTAGAAATAATTCCATGTATATCAACATCTAGAGATGTTGTGAGCACTGCGAAGTCGGCAGAAACAAAGCTGCTGCCATTATATTTTAATACATGACCACTAGCAGCATTTGCTGTGGTCAGTGCTAAGGCAGAACCATTACCGAGCGTAGAATAAATTTCATCAAAATTATCATTGATTTTATCACCACCAACACGAAGGGTATCCCCCGTGCTGTCATTCGCTGCGCCGCCTAATCCAAGAGTTTGTTTAGCCATTTCGTGCTAGTTTTTTAGTTATTTATCAGAGATAGTCAACTGTTTCTTCACCGTAGTCTGCAAGATTAGGGGCAGTCCAGTCATCAGGCACTTCAGTTTCAACCTCAATGGTAGAATTTTTATATCCTGATCCAGTATTATTAACCTCAACAGTGTTAATTCCAACAATCGCACGAATGTCAGCATTAAATCCACTGATAGAATCAACCCTAACAACGGGTCTACTTGTATAAGCAGAACCAGGTGAGGTTACGCTAACTTTTTGGATAAATCCACTAGTAAGAACTGCTGTCGCTTCAGCATTTTGACCGAAGACAGAACCAAGATAATCAAACGTGATCAGAGAGTTAGAGGATTCAATAACAGCGACCTCACGGTCTTCTGTCTCACCTTGAATCTCTAAGAAGTCACCAGGTTCAACAGGAGGAACAACTTCAGCAGCGTCAACGTCTGCTTCAGAACCAACATATGAGAATGCAGCGAAACTAGAACCAACTCTAGGAATTTCCGAGAAGATGATTCTCGAACCAACAATCTCAAAACCAACACCTGGTTCTTGAATAACCCCATTGAGCGAGACAATAATATTATTTTCAGGTCTGATTGTTGTAGACTGAACGCCCTCAGTAAGAGTCAACGAATAGAAAACATCATCACGTTTCAGGTTGAATGATTGACGTAAAGAATCGAACTCGAAAGAAATGTCATCCAACTGTCTCAATTTACCAACATAGAATCCAGTAAATGTCGAACCTGGATCAGGTGCCTCTGCGAATTGAATCTTATCAGAGAATGCATTATATGCATTACCAGCACCAGGAGGTTGTAGGATACCGTTGACAAAGATAAGCATGTGTCCTGCAGGATCGGGCAGGTATGCTGTGCCATTACTGATAGAGAGATCGAAGGTAGTTTGCGTACCATCAAATCCTCTGAATGCTCTCTTCACGCGAGCGCGTGAGATAACTTTATCAAGTATGACAGATTTGTAATTCTGCTTTCCAACAACATAATCATTCACTCCCCAAGTTCCAATGACACTAGTAAGATAAAGTCTCTTATTAACGCCAACTGCAACGATATTACCAATGAGTGCTGCTGCACTTCCTGTAGTGGTAACTACAGTACTAATCGTGCCTGTGGAGATAGTATTTGCACCCCCACCTGCAGCACCAAAATCACCAACTGAATCAGTGATAACGAATGTTCCGTCAATAGGAGCAACATATAGATAATTGTTATCAGTATCTTTACCAGTAATAATCGCTCTCTTACTTGCGTCTCTACCACCACCAGAATTCAGTTTGTAAATGTAATGCCCGACTGTGAAGTCTGCTACACTTGTGGAGAAACTATAGCGAACATTTCCGCCCGAGATAATTTTATCACCAATCTTAACGTCGAGTCCTTCGTATTGTTGAACATCAATATAAAGTTCAGTACTGCTAGAGTAAACAACAGAGTTTTTATCAAATGTACCATTTAAGGTAGCAGTATCAACCGTTAGTTTACCACCACGATTATCTAAAACTGCCGCTTCATTTTTATAGAATGCTGTAGGTAAAGCAGACTGCTCGCTGGTGTACGCATAGAAAGGAATATCGTTCACAAAATCACCTTTTAGTTTGATGATATGAAGTCTATTTTCAATTGAACTTAATGTTGCAATAGTGGTATTTGCAGAACCCTGAATAACATCATTGATAGTCCAAGTTCCGCCAGTAATTTCCACATCCAGATACTTGTAATTTTCATCTTCATGGAATCCATAGACAAGACCTGTAACATTAGAATCACCTTGTTTTACAATCGATTCTCCCATCGTGTAAGGACCATCAGTGATGTCTCCATCAATACGGAATCTCTTATAAACTTTAGCAACTTGTGCTTCATTAAGAATGACAGATTCGAGTTCAGCATTTTGATCGCTATATTGTCCATAGAAGTAATCTGATGTATTCAATCCACCACCAGCGCCTGTAGGTACATAGGTAATGCCATATTCTCTGGCAGGGATAGTAATACCAGGATTGACTGTTACATCCACATAATATGTGGAATTTCCTAACTGGTTTCTATAGAACTGAACATTTTCTCTAACAATCGTAAGAATTTCATCAGTATTATATGCAGATCTCCAAGTAGTATTATCGAATGCATAGGAACCATTTGGAGTTGGAGTAGCAAGAGCACCATCAAGAGCACTTTCGATATAGTCTTCTAGTAAGTCTAAAGCGAACAACTTGACATTATACTCAGTATTGGAGAAGAATTGTTTTCCGCCAACAGCAGTATACGCATCAAATACACCCTTGTTAAGTTTAGCACCCCAGACATAAATGCCCGAACTTCCGTCGCCGCTGAAAGTGGATTGATTATTTTCATTTTTAATTCTAATCCTAGTCCTCAGAGTACTAAATCCGAAGGAGAATCTTAATGTTGCATAAATTCTATACCATCCATCACCAAAGGGAACGGTATTCATTTCATAAGAAATCAAACCGCCCTGAGTTTGGAAAATAGATCCGAAAGAACCATCTGCCATATTGACATCAAAGAAGAGAGTTTGTTCTCCTGATAGTCCTTCATCCAAGGCAATTACAAATCTAACTCTGCTGTATTCAGCAGATTTGACGAATACCGAACTTGTAAATGTCTGATCTTCTTCGTTACTAACTGAACCTGTATCAAAAGTATCTGTACCAGAATCAAAGGTAACGTTACCCGAGTCCATAGTCGTAAACTGATTAAGACTATAATCTCTGATCAATCCATGGTTAGTTCCACTAACACTAGCAATAATTTTTTCTGCCGTTTGTGTTCCATCAGGAGCAAGAATATCGTTGACCGCAAATGTGGAATCAACAGTAGTCCAATTAACTTCAAATGCTTCGGGATTAGTCCACAAATTAGTTACAGAGAACTCAGATTCAATGGGGGATTGAATCAATCTAGCATCATTAAATGTAAGTACATTACCAACATTAGTATAGTAATCAAAGACTGTTCCAACACCACTTGAAGGAATCGTAGAAGTAACTCCACTAGTTCCACCAGTTAATGTATCCGCATCAGCAAATACTGTTCCTGTAATAGGACCAATATAAACTGCGTTACCAGTATCTTCAAGAACCTGAGCAGTTCCACCACCACTAGATGTTAAGGTCTCACCATTGGTAAATCTAGAAGTATCTAGAACAACGTTAATGTTGGAGATTGTTGCAGGAGTGCTAGGATTACCGCCACTAAATGTTGCTGTGGGAGGAGATGCTGGATCATACCCACGCCCAGGGTTAGTAATAGTTACACTATTAACTTCACGAAGTGTTATGAACGATGCTGCAGCCTCCGTAGTAGATGCAGTTTCTTCTGCTGCATTAGCAACAGAGATTGTGACATCACCTTCAAATTCTTTAGCATCGTCAATGACACCTAATCTCTTAAGACCATAATGGTCGAAGCTAACACTATCTTCATAGTAAGTCTGTTGTATTTTGAATGATACATTAGACGCTTTTGCTGCAGCAGGAAGATTTGCTTCGACTGCAGTCCAAGTAGCAAAACTTGCAACATTTGAAGCACTGATGAGGTCTTGAACATAAGTCCAAGCACCAGCACCAACACGATAGTAAAGTTCTAAATCTTCATTATTAGTACCAGTTTCGGGAGCATCACCACCATTACTACCATTACCAGCAATTACATATGCACGGAACTTGTCATATCCTGTAGTATCTAAACCATCAGTAACAACAAATCTAGTACCAGATGCAGCACCAAATCTAACGTGTCTACCACCACCAGCAAAACCTCCTGTAGTTCCAGTGCCAGTACCAGCATCTTGTGCTTCAGTACCTGTTCCAACAGATGTGAAATCATCTGCGTCCCAAACTCTACCATCATAAACCATGGATGTAACAGAATCGCTAGTGAGAATTGCTGTTAAACCATCATTGGTTACATTAGTACCTGAAAGCGTTATGTCTGGAGGCAATGTATATCCAGCACCGCCGTCAGTGATAGTGATAGATGAAAGAGGACCAGATGCTTCAAGGGTCGCAACTGCTGCTGCTGTGATGCCTGCAGAAGGTGCTGTAAACGCAATTGTTGGTAAGGATTGATATCCCGCACCTGCAGTGAATACAAGTTCACTGACGACACCTTCTCTAGAAAGAGAAATTCTTCTTGCTTCGGTAGTATTAGAAGATGAGGTATCAGTAATAATAATATCGTGGGAAAGATTATCAACTAATCCATCAAGGAATGTATCATATTGCCATGTTCCCTGACCAAACTGATCTACAATTGTATTTGTAATTTCAGTCTTATAATAATTTTTATTGAACAGCATTTGCTGAGAAGCATATCTCCCAGGAATACCAGCAGGAGAAAGAATCCTTACTGCAATATCAATCAGTTCTCCCCATCTTGACTTAACTGCTTCAACATTGGTCATTGATTCAGAATCTCTGAATGCAGCCGAAGATGCATATTGACCACTATATTGGTCACCTGTTACTGCTGAACCAGTACTATAGAGGAGATTTTCAATTGCTTTAAGACCGACATTTCTAAGACTTTCGATAGCAAAGATAGTTGCCGAAAGTTGGTCTTCAATATGGTCTAACTGAAGATTTGCTTTGAAATAAAGTTCAATTGCATCAATAGTGCTATTGGTTCCACCAGTTTGAAGATCTGAGATTGCACTAATAATAATTAGTTTCAAATCTCTCTGACACTTAGTTCTACCAGCAGTACCATTTGGATAATCAAATGCTCTGTAGGTAACATTGTTTAAGACATAAGTGAACTCATTATCAAGAAGACCTGTAGCCTCCTCTGCCATAAAGTCCCTATTAAAGTGTAATCTATCAGCAGCAATTCCAAAATCTGCACCAGTAGGAGCGATCGTGTCATTAAGAAGAGTAACCAGGTTATCGATGGCAGTTTGAACATTAGCACACTGACCAGCGTCATTAGTAATGCCCCAATCACCAATGATAAGTTCATCAGTATTATCAGTAGTCAAATCTCCATTGATTGCTTGCTTCGCATAGAAACCAAGTCTTTCGTGTGCATATACAGATTGCCAAACTTGCAAACGAATATGCTGCAGAACATTATTATTTCCAATATAAAACTTGGATGTAGTTGCAACTGTCTTATTGCCACCATTTTCAATGTCAGTTGCGATATCATCAAGAATTAGACCCAAGTCCGCTTTACAACGCTCTGTACCAGCAGTGCTTGTACCATCAGCATTTCTAGGCATTGACTGAGTAAGATCAGGATACCTGGTGAGCATATCAAATGCTGCCTTATCGACAATAGCAGTTCTGTTTGAACGAATTAAGTTTGCAGCATCACGGAATCTATACTGCCCACTAGCACCAATTTTATTCGTATAAAGAATATCATTTGCATTATCAGTGTAATTTGCTTGCAGTGTCTCTTCATAGAAACTATCAACTGTAGCACCACTGTACTCAACAGCAGGTGATACCTTAGTAATTGTTCCGAGATGGTCAACAGGACTTGCCAGGTCTGCATTTGTAAGCGTGTCAATCAGAATATCGAGCAGATTATCTGCTGTCGATGCAACATCTGAACAATCTCCAGTAGTATAGTTTAGAAGTGATACTGAATTAGTTGCAGCAGAAACAAATACGTGAGTATATTGTTGGTCTGAAGGAGATGCACCAACATTTATCGTAATAGTAGTAGCAGTAGTCGCAGAGACTTTAAGTACACTTTGATGTGCAGGATCATCACTTCTAGGATAAGCATGCTGAGTTACATCGTTATCAGAACTACACGTAAATACAATACCTCCAGTTGAAAGAGATATCTGACTACTAGTGGTCAAACTATGTGTTCCAATCGTTAACTCCATTTCACCAGTAGATGCATTGTAAGTTGCTGCAGTAGGAGTAAACTGAGCGTATACTGTGTTATTAGAATCAGTAAGTGTGGTATCGGTATACTGAGTTAATCCATGAGAACCAGATACTGTCCACAGAACATTATTGATGATGTATGGAATGAAATCCCCAAGTTTATTGTATGCCCAGACTGTTTCGTCAATTTCAGTCTCAACGTGGTTGAGTGCGACTGCATTAACATCTGTCCTATCAACATAAAGTGCTGAAGCATCCCAGATATGGTTATTAGAACCATTACGAAGATCTTCTACAAGTGCTTCGATGATATCCTCAATATCATCTTCACAATTAACGTTACCACCAGGAATCGTTAGGGAAGGATACTGTTGAGTTAAGAGATATACAACTTCTTTTGCAATAAATTTCTTATTATTGTCAAGAAGAGTTGCAGCATCATAATATCTGTGAGTATTACCAGTAAAACCAGCAACTACTGCACTACCATTTGCATTTGTTGTTGCATTGATCGCATCATTATTAAACTCTTCACCAAATGTGAAGTCTTGAGAACCAGACCAATCATATGAGTATGTGTCACCATTAGCACCATCAAAGTGGAGAAGTAGTTTAGTGTTAATATCACCTTGGAAAATTCCAGTGCGAGGAGTAAATGCTGCGGTATAACGAGCAACATTAGAGAATCTAAGTTCATCGATATATCCCTCATATGCATCAGCATTATTATAAGAAGAACCAATTACTATTGGTTTTGCAGTATATGTATTGGCATCAGTTCCTGTACCTACAGACGCACCATCAATGAACAATTCCATGTCAGTACCGTCTCTGACAACAGCAACGTGTGCCCAAGTGTCAGCAACTAAAGTGATTGCACCAGAAGTTACTACGTCTGTGCCATTAACATTAAGTCTAACTTGACCTGCTTCAATATAAAGTCGGAGTGCAACTTCTGTACCAGTGGTTCTCATGTCAACAAGGTGGGCAGTTCCCGTCAGAGCGCCAGCAGCAGGGCGTACCCATGCTTCTAGGGTATAACCTGCAGTACCAACTCCATAGTCGCTAGAAGAAGATTCACTAATATAATCTCCAGTACCATCTAAAGATAGTGATGTTAAACCAAACTTTGTCTGAGTGGTAGAAAGTGCTGCATTACCAGCAAAAGTCAAGTTATGAATATCGAGACCCGTGGAATTAATTCTACCAAGTTTTCCAAGATACAAAGTTTTTTGTGCTTGGTTATATCCAATAATTTCTGCTTTAGTATCTCTACTACGCAGGATTTGACCAAGAGAGAAGAAACCTTCACCGACTTCATTAGTAAGGGCTAATTTACGGATAGAAAGATCTTCATTAGAAACAAAATTACCACTTTCGTTACCATATTCAATTTTATAATTTCTAATATACTCGTTATCTTGTAAATCCCCAGTCTCATTATCATAAGGAAGTATGTAATGATTAATTAGTTCATTTTCAGGGAATTTAGTATTGAAATCGACGGTATTGTTATCAAATTCAACAACTGCAATTTGAGATTCTGAGATATCATCCAAAACGATATTTGGATATGTCGTTGATTGAATTCTATCAAATAGCAGAGCAAAGAAGGAAGAACCTTCAGAAATTTCCACTTGTTCAACAACTGCATTTGTTGCGGGGTCTACATACGGAGTAGTAGAAGTAATCCTAGCAACAACACGAGACTTAGCACCAATAATTACTTCATCCAGAAGGATATCATAAAGACCAGGTTTTGATTGATATGTACCAACTGTCTTACTTAAAGTAAGATCATTTGTAATTGTAATATCAGTTCCATAAAGTGGTGTACTCTGTTGAATGCCACCTGAGGAAGTACCAAGTTGACCTCTAACAACAGTTAATGTTGTGGATTGAGAATTTTGAGTGATACCAGTAACTTTAATAATTTCACTACCGATCTGATAGTTTTTATCAATAACAAATACCCCAGATGCAACTGGTGCGGGTGTGTTTATATCAGAAGTTTGATCAATTGTTTCAAAGGAAGTTGTAGAAGGTCCTACAGTATACCTCAGTTTTGCAATAGGAGTTTCCGAACCCTTTTCAAGGTTGATATCCTCAATAATTGCAGTATCACCACTAAGGTCACTAACACTTTCACCGAATTCAAATAATCCATTATTTGCAACTGTAACCGCAGTTTCAAATAGAGCAGAGAATCCTGTAGTATTACCAAGAACAAGTTCACTAGTACTAAATGCCGAACCTTCTGTGAAGAAACCTTCAATCAGTTCTTTTTGGACATTATTTGGATTTTCCTGACTACCAATATTCACAGTGGTTGCTGTGACTCTAGTGATAGTCAATCTAGCACCAGAACCAGTTCCTGTCAGAGTTTGTCCAACAGTAGGAACGATACCACTTGTACTTGCAAAGGTGTTCTCAATAATTGTAATAGGACTAATTTGAACATTTACGTACTTAACACTTGCAGGAGGAGCAGGAGGTTCAGAGAATACGATCGAATCGCTCTGAAGTTCAAAAGCAACCTCAGGTGTTTGAACAACACCATTCATGATGACCATCAACTGATTTGCACTAGCGATTACAGAATCGCCGTTATTAACAGTGAGTGGGAATGCAGTTCTAACGCCATCGAACAGATTAGAAATATCATCGATCCTCTGTACAACTGAAGTTAGAATATTCTCTGAAGATGTCAGTCTCTTTTGACGGAAAAGAATTTCCGTATTGTTGAACTCACTGTAAATAGGTTCAACCAGAGTAAAGTTTTGAATATTAGGAACAATTGCTTCATTAGCAAGTTCAACAGACTTAGTTAACTCAAAATCAGTTTCTTTATTAGGAATTGTAGTAAAGTCGCTAATCGAAAGTTCACCAAATACCTTAAAGGATGCAGGGTGTACATTTCTAACCAGAACATCTTTCCATTCACTAATAGAGACAGAAGACTTAACGGCATAAGAGAAGTCCTGATAATAGTAAGAGTCTTGAATCTTTTGAATGATTTCTGAAGGTTTGCCAACATCATCAACAAATTGTCCAGTGGTCTTAGTAATAGATCCAACTTCTAGGACACCTCTAGCAATCTTAAGTTTGGATATGACACCAGAAGACTTGGAGATGACACCAGTAATAGTTTGACCTACAGTAAATGTTCCTGTATAGTTAATCATTTTCAGGATTCTAGGTCCTACTTGCCAACCAGAGTTTGTAGAAACATAACCCTGTGCAGTAGCATTTTCTAGAGTATCACCCTGATAAACCAATTCACCTTCTAGGAAGGTAGAAGTGATAACATTTGCTTCTGCTGCACCACCAAAAGATTCAGTAAGAACCGATTGACGACCAGTACCAGCATTAACATAAGAGATTGCATCACCAAGTTCTGCGTTTGCAGAAGTAATAGCAAGTTTTAATTGATCATCCTCCAAAGAGTTTGCTGCTCCAGCAATTGCATAATAAGTATTGGACCCATTAAGTCTACCAATAGCACCAGCTGCGAGAGGGAAATCAAGTCCCTCACCAGTATCAGTGACATTTAGAGTAACTTCAGAACCATTTTGAATACCATGAGGGAAAGCAAACTGCAGGAGACCCAAGTCAATGTTTATAACATAATTGAAAGACGACTTGAGATTGACCTGAGGTTGTGAAGAATAACCTGACCCAGGATCTTTAACCTCGATGGCAAAGAGTCTGCCATTTTTAATTGTTGATACTGCAACAGCACCAGTACCACCACCACCAGAAATAACAACAGTAGGTGCTTGAGTATATCCAGAACCAGGATCAGTAACAGTAATACTGTCAAGAATACTAGTAGCAGTCAACTGAGCGTTGATTGGGAAAGAAATTTCTGGTCGTAAGGTATAATCATGAGAATAATCAAAACCGAAGTTATTATTCTTCAGATTTTTAATCTTACCAATTTCTTCACCAAGAGTAAAGAGTGAGGCACCAGATCCAGACGCAGGAATAATAACATTCAGTTCTGCACCAGAACCAGTAAGTCCCGACCCAAGGATACCACTGATTGCTTCGATATCAATATTAGCTACAGTATATCCTTTACCAGGACTAGTGACTACAACAGATTGAATTTGACCAGGGATCAATACACCTTCTTCATCTGTACCATCGGCAACAGCAATTTGAACAATTCCACCTTCACCATCACCCGAAATAGGAACACCTCTGTAAGTTCCTACAGCATATTCAGTTCCAGGTTCATTAATCTCAACTCTTTCAATTTTTCTATTAGATTCGATAGAAGAGACAATAGGTAATTTTGTATAGAATCCACCAGGATTGACAATACGAATATTTGAAATAGCACCGACTGCTTTTTTAGAACTAGTGCTATAAGAAGCATTTGCGATAGTAGCAGCAGCTTCTGGTTGATTTGGAAGTATAAACTGGAATGTATTATCACCAGTAGTAATTGTACCGCCAGAAGTAGAATCTACAGTAAACGTACCAACATATGGTGAAAATGTAACGTCTAGATAACTATCGGAAATGACAGGAGAATCCGCCGCTCCAGGTCTAGAGGGATCGAAATAATATGAGATATTTGTAATTACATCCTCAGTAACTTTAAACTTAACTGTTGGTGTAGGAACACCTTGACCAGTAACTCCAGGAGTACCGATACGTTCAATGGAGTTGAATGAATATTCCAACTTATAAAGAGGATCCTTAGCAAATGAGAGGTTTCCACCCAACATTGAAGAGTGTGACAAATTGAACAAATATTGATGTCCATAGTACATCTTCAATGTAGGAGACTTCACTAATACAGTTACACTACTACCAGTTGTAGCAGGAGAACTAACTGCGTTTTGGGGTAACTTGTATGTGAATTCAATTGGACTAATAACTCTTTCTACAGGGAAAGAACCATCGTACTCATCGTAAACAATACCAGAAACTTCCTCATTTGGATTACCATCAACAAAAATCTGCTCGCTCACGCTCAAATAATGGAGAGCATCAGAGACACAATATACTGTATCGCTATTGTTAACAGCAGTTACTTGAAGAATCTTACTAAGATTAGAAATCAAAGTGATTTTTAAAACACCTGTAAGATTTGTAATTTGTACTGTAGAACTAGACGAATTGAAAGATACATCACTTGAAGTTAGTGTGACGACAGAACCTACAACATAACTTGAGGATCCACTGACTTCCACAATCTTAACACTGTAATCATTATCAGCATAGGATTTGAACTTAGCATATTCATCTAAATTATTTGTACCACCAATTTCTTCTGGGGCATCAAACGTTGCAAGATCAATATCAAATGTTCCAGGAGTAGTGTTTACAATATCGGGGAATGTTTGTGCAATCTCATTTACATCATTTGGAACTGGTCCAACGATATTATATGTGCTTTGCTCATCAAACTGCTCTGTTGACAATTCATATACATTGACATCATTAGTCCAAGAATTATTATTAATAGCAACATATACTTTTTTATTGGGGAAATCTACTCGTGTGATATAACCGCTATTGACAAAAGAAGCACCATTTTTAATGACCAATTTTGCTCCAACAGTAAAGTTGAAAGACTGGTTGATAGTGAGTTCTTGAACATTATCAATCTTAAGTAAATTAAATGTCTTAAAGTAATAACGATTTCTAACATTTGCAGTTACTTTTAATTTTTGAGAACCAGGAGAAGGGACAGTTGCAGTTCTAGAACTCCAAACGTCTCTACTATAAGTAAGATTTAGCGTACCCTCAGACATTGTAGTGATGGCAGTGCTCAAGTCTAAAGTTTGGAAACCAACTTCTGCTAAAGCATAACCAACAGAGACTATAGTCAATGCAACACCAGTTACAGGAGTTACTGCAGTTCTAGTAAATCCATAGTTTGAATTTGTATTTGAGTTGAATGTACCTCTTCTAGTAACATCAGAATTTTTATCAACCTTCAATCCAAATGATTCATAATCAATATAATCATATCTGGCATGTTGCTGTGTGAACCATGCAGTATCAACAAAAGTATGATCTAATGCAATTGTAACCGCGCCAGGAAGAGCCAAAGGATCTCCAAAATCGCTAGGTGCGGTTACAGTTACTGCTCTATTACGAATTCTTAAAGAGTCAATAAAGAATTGACCTTGATTACCTTCAATAAATCCACCTGCACTAGGGAATCCAGGAACATTACCAATATGAATGTCCTTAGAACCAAGAGAAGTATCTGAAATCGTAGCAGAAATTTGCTCAATTCCATTCACATATACTTTAAATGTATTTGATTCTTTTCTAAGAGAAATTAGTTGCCAGGTATCGTCGGCAAACAATCCAGTGTTTGTACCTGTTGCAGCAGAAGCGCCAGAGAATATTGTACTGTTGTTAGTAACAACCATTTCAATTCTACCATCATTGGCAGTTCCATCTGTATTGTAATACAACCAAAGACCACCAGTAGTGCTTTGAGCGTCACCAATAGCAATAAGAGACTGCTTATCTGCAGATAATGTCTCAGCATTACTACCAGCAGCATCTTTATACAGAAGGAATTCGATGACAAAATCATCTTGCAAAGCATTACTCAAACTAGTTGCAGCAATCTTTGCAGCACTATTTTCAAATACAGTAGATGCACCTGTTTGGAATCCGAAAATCTTCAAATATCCATCAGTATCACGTTCAATAGATCCACCTAAACCAAGTGTAGTTAAGGTGTGGTGGGTTGTAGTGTCAGACAAATCACTATCAAAAGTGAAGATTGCTTCATTTCTATTCCAAGACGTTTGACCAAAGATGTATGGATCACCAGAGTTATCTACATCAATACTGTTTACAGTAATACCTTCGACTGTATTTTCAGTAAAGTCATTAGTTGTATGATTTACAATTTTACCTTTATAATCAAGTTTTACTAAATCTACAGTCTTTTTGTCTGTAACATTATCTACTCTTGTAAATGCGATATTTAACTCGCTGAAAATATCAAGAACACACTTGGGTGCTAAATTGATATCTCTTCCAGGAGCAACATAACGATAATTCCAAAGTAAACTGCCAGATGTGTTGTACTTACCAACCCAGAAACTGTCTCTTGTAGTATCATCACTCTTCAGTTGAAGAGTAGAGGTGACATATATGTCATCAAACTCATCAATCGCAAAAGAAATATCTAAGAATGAATATGCATTGTTTGTAATCTCATTAATCCAAACCGTTGTTATTGCTGTATTAGTAATAGTTGCTTTACCAATAGCAAAGTTTCTATCACCAGCATTTTGACTTGTAGAAGTTTCTAGGAGGAAATATAAATTACCAGCAGAATCTAAAAGAAGATCTTTGATTTCTTCATTACCATTTGAAGATACAATTTTTCTCTTAACCGTAAATGTTCCAGAAGAATCTAAGATACCAACAAATGCATCATAAGGATAAGGTGAGTTGGTATTAGTAAAACCACCAATAATAACTCTATTATCAGTTGTTCCAATAATTGAAGTAATGTTGTCAGAACGACTTGCACCCGAAATTCCAGCATATGCCTTTTGGAATTCTAATGTAGCACTCAACCCATCAGATGACTGATTATACTTAGCAACAATAATATCAGGATTATATGCTCCTAAGATACTGCTGTTTGGCTTATTGATACCAGCAACCCAAACAGTATTACCTTCAACATAGATCTTTTGCAATTCTGCATAATTCAATCCACTAGTAAGTTCAAGAGTTTTTTCCCATTCTTTAACACCACCAGCAGACAATTTAGCAATAAACGCTACAGTATTACCGCTGTCGTCAGGAGTGGAACCGCAAATAAAGGTTTCTTTATTTTGATTGACAAAAATATCATTTACCTTAACATTTTCTTGATTAGCAAATTTTGCAATAAAGTAATCTGCTTTTTTAAATATTTGAGGATGTGAAAGAATTACTCTTGGATTTTCAGTGTATGAATTTCCAGAATTAATAATATTAACAGTTTTAATAGATCCAATAGAATCTACAACTGCCTCTAGTTCTGCACTTTCTCCATCTCCATCAATTACAATAGTTGGAGGAATATCTTCATTATACCCACTACCAGTTTGGTCAATAGTAACTTCTTCAATACCTTTTAGTTGTCTTACACTAAACTCTTTATTGGTAGTTTCAATATTTTCAGAATAATCAACAAAAATAGTATCATTGACTTCCAAGGTATGAGGAACTTCTGTTGTAATTTGACCGTAATTCAATCCTTGACGATATTGGTATCCAAAACTATTAATAGTTTCGCCCTTAATCCTAGAAACACGAGCAGAAGCACCAGAACCACCTGTTCCATCATTATTAAAGATGAGTTTGTCATCTACCTGATAACTTGTACCAGCATTTTCAACAACAAAATCTGTAATAGATGCATTTTCAAATCTACTAATCGTTTCAACTTCAATATCAACTTTGGATTCAGTTTTTACCTTAGGGAAGTAATCAAAAATCTGAAGGGGAGGTTCTTCTAGAATTTCATCAGGATCATCAGTTTCGTCCTGACTGATGACACCATCTCTATTTTCATCTTCTACTTCAAAGCGAAGAATATCTCCATTCTCTAGAGATAGTGAATTGGTAGATGCATTAGGTGTTCTTTCAACATCGATATCAACATTTTGATATGGATCTCTATAACGGACAACACCTCTTGGGATATTTTGCTGAGTTGCATCTTCATCTAAGTTCCAAGAATCAACAACAGAGTTAAAGTCACTACCAAGAACATAAGGGAATACCGCATTACCCGCTTCAGTATTATCAATAGTTACAAAATAACAATATCTACCATTAGGGAACTGAGGTGTCTTACAAAAACGCCCATTATATTGATCCAAATCACCAAGATTGAATACATACTCATAGTCTTCAACATAAGTACCAGCAACATCTGTACTGAGAAGTGGTCCCTCTGTTCTTACTGGGGTAGGATTGGTGATATCATCAAAAACTAAATCAGTTTTCAATCTGTGTGAAGAAGAGATTTTAGTAATATTTGAAGATTGGTCTGTAGGGTCTGTGTAACCATATGGTCCATAAATTGGGTTTCCATCAAATGCCCAACCAATAATAGGAGAGTGCTCTAATTGAGTTTCCTGCTCAACGATAACATCACTATTATTTTTAATTAAATTGTCACCAAGGATGTATCTAAGTCTCTGAGGGTTAGATAAGTGAGCATATTCACCTCCATACTGAGTATTATATCCTTCAAAAACAGAACCTTGAGAATCATCAAAAGTAGCAGATTCTTGTAAGTTATATGTCCACTGGAATACATTTGCAGAGAAAATTGCATCCTGCCCCACAGAGGTTAGATTAATAACAGTTGTACCTTGAGTATAGTTAATACCTCTATTATCAATTTGAATACTAGTAACTTTACCAGCATTTTCACCCTCAGTATCAATAATTGCCTGTGCTTTTGCACCGAAACCAATACCTTGAATCTGTACCTCAGGTGCAGTAGTATATCCAGATCCACCCGAAATAATTGCAATAGAAATAATTCTACCATTATTGACAATTGCCTGAGCAACAGCACCGACACCAGAACTTACAGTAACAGTTGGACTGGAGATATAGGAACTTCCTGCAGATGACAAATTAACAGACTTAATAGGACCTCTAACAGATGCAGTACCAGTAGCACCAGTACCACCACCACCAACAATAGTAATTTCTGGTTGAGATGTATATCCAGTACCACCACTAGTAATCAGAATATTAGATACACTACCTTTAGTGATAATAGCAGTTGCAGACGCTCCAGAACCGCCTCCACCAACAATAGAGACAAGAGGAGAGGAAGTATAACCAGATCCACCAGTATCGACACTAATGCTGCTTACAGAACCATTTACAACAACTTCTGCAGTAGCGCCAGATCCCCCACCACCTGTAATAGATGCACTTGGAGGTGATGCCGCATCATAATCCTGACCAGCATTAGAAATGGTTATGCTAGTGATAGGTCCGAAAGTTTTTGATAATGTTGACTTATAAGACCATACAGAAACACCGTTGACCCAAGTTCCAATAGGACCAGGACTAATTACATTTTTTGTAGAGATTGTAGATGGACTCTGTACAAATCTATTAAGTTTTCTTTGGTTGCCAGGAAGAAGTGCAGAACCTACAAATGGACCAACATTATAGTTGGGGATACCAGTAGATGCAACATACACATAGTTGTCATTAAAGAACGAGTTCTGAATATTTGTTGTGTAAGAAGAAATACTGTTATTGATTGGGGTATTTGTTGACTTACCTTTATTCAAGTTAACAGAAACAAGAATATTACCTTGTGGTGCAACAAGTGCAGTTTGAGGTAACTGATACTGGAATACAGTATCATTGTCTCTAGAAGTTACTTCAAACGTTCCGTTATAAATGATCGGATTAGCACCATAAATCGTAACTTCGTCTCCAACCAAGAGACCGTGATTATTTGAACATGTTACTGTTGCAAATCTGTCATCAACCCCACCAAAAGTAATACCTGTAACTTCAATGAGTTTTTTGACGTTATATAACCAAGTAGTCAGTAATGGTTGCTCACCAGTACCACCAAGTTTAGCAACAGTTAGTTTATCACCTGGTAAGTAGTAAGAACCAGTGTCAGTAAGATTTGTTTGTTGTGCATCAACGATACCAACAATATTCATTACAACTTCTTGAGTAGTTCCTCTGTTCAATACAACTTTAAAGTTAGAAACTACCTCTGTGGCAGAATCCCAAACATAGGGATTAAGACCAATACTACCAGGAGAAAGACGAGTACACTCAATAAACTGATTGAGAGATTTCTCTTTATAGCGAACAACTTCAGATCCACCAAGAATAAACTCACCGTTCCTTTCAGGCCAACCAATAGTAGAGTCAACAGTAATAATACTGTCATCTTCTCCAAGAGGTTCTGCTAGTCTAGTTTTATAAGGAACTACGAACGTTCCTTGGATAGTTTCTTCAGAAAGAACAAGTTCATAGATGGTAGTATTTGCAGTGTTGATTGCAATATAATTTTCTACAAGAGCACTTGCATCTTGAACATTAACATCAGCAATATCTGCAACTTGAGAAATTAATGCATCTTGAATATTCCTAGGATCACCACTTTCTAACGTTGCACGCAAAATTGTGTTAATAGACCAAGTTGCTGCCGATGGTTTAATAATTTGATCTTTAGGATAAGAAACATCAATAGTTTCACCATAAAGAAGTTTAAACAGATATTCTATACTAAAAGTTGTTCCTTTTGTCTGATAAAAAGATTTAATATTTTTGATTGCTGTACGAACATCAATCTTCTTGTAATCTAATTCAGGAACGTTTGGTAAGAACTGTTCAGTATACTTATCGAGAAGTCTTTTTACAAATACTGCATCTAAGCACGTTGTAGTGTCACCAATATTATGAACAGATGCAGCAGTATTATTACTAAAAATTGCATTGCCATCTTCAGTATAACCAGTAATACCACTTGCTGCTCTAGCACAATTTAAAAACTGTGCTTTAGAGTATCCTCTACCAGGTTGTAAAATTTCAAATCCAGTAATTTCATTAATACCAATTTCAACTGATGCAGAAGCTTGAGGAGGACTTTGAATGATAACTTTAGGAGGTTGGGTCTGACTATATCCTGTACCAAATTCAGTGATATTAATATCAGTAATTCTACCATTAAAAACAGAAGCTACCGCTTGTGCTCCACTACCACCCAGATATGCACCTGTTGAAGCATCAGTTCTGTCGTCAATAATATAAACTGAAGGTACATCATCATATCCAGCACCACCCTCAAGAATTTCGATAGTGATGACACGTCCATCAGAATCGACTACTGTCTCTAAAACTTGAGCACCAGTAGGTTCAATAATTTTAATTCTAGGAGTAGTAGTGTAACCTTGTCCCGAATTTAAAATATTTACTGCAGTAACTTCGCCATTAGTGATCTCAGTCTCTAAACTTGCTTTAATTGGGTTATTGCCAGTTGGTTCATCAATATAAATTTCAGGTGCTGTAGTGTACCCAGAACCCCTAGAAGATACTACGATTTGTCCCGAAATAGAACCATTTACTATGGTAGGAGGTTCTACAACAGCACCACCAGGTTGTTGGAATGTAATTCTAGGAACTGCAGTATAACCGCTACCAGAATCTGTTAATGTTAATCCAGTTACTGTGCCGCCAACAACAGTTGCAGAAAGTTTTGCTGCTGTAGAACCCTCTTGAGTAGGTGCCTCTACATTTACAATAGGAGGATTGGTATCACTATAACCAACTCCACCAAAAATTAATTGGAGATTTTTAACTCCGTTGATAAGTGCCTTGGCAGCACCAGCAGTGCCCTCTTCACTATCAATACTGATAGCAGGAGGATAATCAAATCTATAAGAACTACCAGTTTCATCAATATTGATTGATGTGATTTCTCCTTCATTATTAATTCTGGCATGTGCAGCTGCACCAGAACCAAAAGATGGGATTGGAGCATCTACATAAAATAATGTAAGTTTTCTACCTTTTAGAGGAACAATACCCCTAAAGATTAAAAGATCATCATCAAATACATAATTTACTTTAGGTGTTAGAAGAGTTCCATCGTAGTATGCAATAACGTATTCATCAAGTTCAGGAATAAACGTACTTCCATTACGAGTGACTTGAAATTCAGTTTTACCATCTCCAAAACTAGCAGAGATGTCATTTAAAGCAAAAATATTATTTTCTACAAACCCACTAAAGTACTTGATACTGGTGAGATCAGAACTATCAGAAGTTAATACTGCTCTGGGTGCTTCTGTGAATACAATACTTGTTCCAGAAATATCGTAGTCAATACCAGGTACAAGATACTCCCCATATACTTGAACAAGTAGATGTTGTGCTGAGATGGGTGTTACTGGCCTATCTTCGCTTAAGAGAGCAAAACTACGTGCAGTCCCATCAAAGTTACGAAGGGGACTTTGTAATTCAATCTGCTTAATTTTTACCTGTTCGTATGATACACCAGGTCTAAAAGAAACATTTGGTGAACCAGAAATACCCTCGTAAAAAATGACTTCATCATTAATTTTGATGGAACCATTTTCAGGTAAAAACTTATCGATATTTTCAACAGTAATTGTAGTATCACTACTATCAATGGGTTCTACAAGAATAGTAGCACCGTCAAGAATATCAATATCGAGTTTATCAATATCAAGATATTCTAAAAAATTGTTTAGAATATTTTGCCCTAAACCCGTTTTTTCTTGAGATTTGTAGTAATACTGTATAAACTTTCCAAATAGTTCATATTCCGATGGAATAAAGTCTGGGAGTTGATTAGAAACTGCGTTGGAGACCTTATTGATATTCATCTAACTACGTAAAACAGGAGGATGTATTAAGAGAACCAGAATTGTCAATCGTCGGAATGTCCAGAACAACTGGACTTACATTAAATGCACCTGGCGTCAAACTATTTAGTGGGATTGACGATGGGAACTGTGTCCCGATCGGGGTTACTGAAATTTCTGGACTAATTATATTAATGATTGTACCAGGGGTTGTAGCAGGCAGAACTGCACTGTTTGATGGAATGACCTGCACAGGCAGTTGAAGACCACTAGGAAGGTTCTCAGGGTTGACTACAGACCCTAATCCTGTAGAAGAATCGGTGATACTAATATCAGCATCATCAGCATTACTACCACCAGAACCAATAATATTGACAGGTCCAAAACAAATCTCACCTGTAGCGTAATTTACTGTCCCTGCAGAGTCATTTGTGTAAACTTTTCTGTTTCCTGTATTGTAAAAGGTTCTCAGATTACCATACCCATCATCTTCAAATTGTTGATCGACACCTGGTCTATCAGCAGTTCTAAAAGGTCCAGATAAAATTACTGGTTCCTTCTTACAATTGGTATCCCCATCATCTGATGATGGAGCACTATTGTAGATTGGGGATCCTGTAGAAATGCAATATGTGTTTGTTTGATTTGTATTTGGTTTAATATATCTCAATAACGTTAATTGAGTTGACACATCAGTGATACAACTATTAGAAAGTTCAATAGCTCTTTCAAAAGATTGTGTACTAAAAGATGCATTAAAGTTATTAATCTTTGATTGACTACCCCAATCTAAAATAGACCTGGAAATGTCAGATTTAATCTGAGAAGTATTGGAACCACAACCTGTATCGTAATTTACAAAGATTTTAGGATTGATGTAAATATTGTCAACGTCTTCGATTACTGGGTCAATAGACGCCATAGCATACTTTCTGAGTTGATTACTCAAACTTTTCTTTGTTTGATCGTTCAAGTCAGAACCAGTTTTTGTCTTAACTACAATATAAACCTTTCCATATACAGGAGGATTTAATGAGTCACCACCAAAAGCAACGACAGCATCGGCATTATCGTAAATATTTTTAGTAATAACCTCATAATCTTGAGCAGTTACTGCTCTATATTGGGCAGAGTAATATCTTGGAGCATAATACTTAATAGATTCAACACTTTCAGCATTATCACCAAGAACAGATTTAGATTTTACAACAATATCTACTACATTTGGAGAATATATTTGACCATTAGTATCTCTGATATTTCCAATAAAGGAAAATACTTGAATACCATTAGCATCTGGTCCATCTGTTACCATATAACGTAGGGAAACAACCTCACCGTCCTTTACAGATCTACCAATACTATCGTCTCCAAATTTTACCTCATACCGCATATCATCAGTTTCTGAAAGAAAATATGCTCTTGTATTGGCATTCAAATCAGTGATGTTATTGACTCTAGAGTATAAGTCTGAGTTAGTAGATGTTTCGTTAGGTTTAACCCTGACACTTAATGTTGAAACATCTGCATCTTGGGATTGGATGATATATCGTTGATTTGCAAATGTATTAACGATATAATTAAACTCAATCAAACTACCTTCATAAACTTCCAAATTATCAAATTCTGCTATACCAGTAGATGTATCAACTTCTGTAGTGATATCATCAATAACATTCCAAATATAATTACCGCCAGTTGCTACAGGACCTTTTGGCAACGTTACTGAAGATGGGAAAAATCCATTGACATCAATTGTCTGAATTGTTAGTTTCAAACATGCCTTTGAACAAATAATAGATCTTGGTGTATAATTTAATAGTTTAGCAAGTTTTACAATATTATCTCTAACACTTGACGAAGGTAAAAATGCTTCATTCAATGCCATGTTTGCATTGAATGCTGTGTAATAACTATTGTATGCTAATGTATCGATAAGATATGATAATGCAGACCCCTCAAAGTCATAATCCGAGAATTCTGTTCTAGTTCTCAGATATGACTTAATAGAAGCTTTGATATCATCAAAGTCTAGTGCGGTTAAATTATTTGGTTGCATTAGTCTGGTTTTTGTAATACAAACGTGATCTCTTCGACAATAGGAACTCCAACAACCTTATATTCTATAGAAATAAGGAGATTATTGTTTTCAAGGATTGGAGTTACCTCCACACTTGTCAATTCAACACGAGGTTCATACTGTTTAATTGTATTTATTACCTCATCACGAATAGCATCAACGGTAAAAGGGTCCAAAGGCTCGAACAATAGTTCGTAAACCCTGGACCCGATTAAAGGTTGGAATGGTTTTTCTCCTGGTGTAGTCAAAATAAGATTTTTGACTGACTGCTTTATGCAATTCTCGTTGGTTACGGCAGAAACATCATCAGTAAATAAATTCCTGGAAAAAGAGATACCAATATCTTTGAAAGACTTGGATCTTTTTACATTCTTACCACCAATTGGTTTGAGAGCCATTCCATTTAAGCACTATCGTACTATTTAGACTACTTTCCTTGACCTCTATAACGCTTCTTTGCTGCATTACGGGAAGATGAAGCATATTTAGTGTGTTTACCTGTACCCTGACGAGTCTTTTTGGGAGATGACTCAATCATACTGTTGCCCGAGAGGGACTTCCTCATTTTTGCCATAGTTGCTCTATTGAGTGACTCCTATATTATAGCACATTAGGTGATGCCGCCGCCACTCATCTCAATAAAGACGTTAGGACTGCAACCAGTAACAACAGAGTTACATGGAAATGCTGGTGTTCTATCTCCCATTGGATCTCCAAACTTAGAAACACGTACTTTACCTATAAAAACTGTCTTGGCAGTTGCCAGAATCTTTCTAGCATGCCCTACGGGCGCTTCTCTACCACCTGTAATACCGAAAGTACACCAGTGGGCAGGATTTGGTGTAACTCCTGGTGGACACCCCTTAGGGATGCCTGTATATGAAACTGTGTGTACATTTAGTGTTGGATGAGGAATAAGAATATCCTGGTCCACCATAGGAATATTGCCATTCACAACTACTCTTGCAGCTAATGCCTTAGCAACACCTAGGGGCAATTGAGGATGAGGAAGCCAAGAAGTGACTGCATCCATTTGTTGTACTGGTTTAGGTACAATCTTAGGGTCATAAGGTGGCATTTGGCACCCTGGTAGTATCGATCCTCCTAATCCAGGGTGATGGGAAGAACCTGCCCCTAAACCATGCCCTGAGCAAGTACCCATAAAAAGTCCAATTCCCGATGCCATATTCTATGTCTGTAAAAGTGGATTGCCAAATGCTTTAGATGCAGATACAACAGTTGCTGCAGATCTTGTTAAATCATGTAGAAACAACATCTCTCCTGATACTTCCCATGCTAGACATCCTGGACCATGAGGACCAGTTACTATACAGGTTGTAGATGCACTATTTGTAGCACCTGTAGTGGGATCTGTTACTGATGTTGGCGGTACTATTGGCGGTGCAGGTGGTGGACAAACAGTAGTATTAACACCAGGTGCAACTGGATTGCAACTTAATGTAACACTAATTGTTGTTCGTTCTGATGGATCAGCACGATACTGCTTCAGTATATATTTAGTGAACTCTGTGCCATATGGCAAATCTCCAACTCTTCCCTGCACAGTCTCAACAAGAACTTCTTGAGTAACATTATACTCTGGAACTTGGTATTGAGTGATACCATCAATCAAAGTTGATATTCTAGTTTTACGATCTGCCTCTTCACCTCTAATACCAGAGACTAAATCAGTGTGGTCTAGTCTATCCAAATACCTTAAATCCGTATCACGAATTAGAATGGGATATAATGGAGCAGTTTTATCTTGACTATACAGAGATTGCGGTAAAACATCTGCCTTTTTACGCCTTTTATCAAACTTAATATCAATATTTTCCTGTTTGGTTCTAAAACTAATCTCTTGAGGTATCGTATCCGCACTTTCGTTAAAATCACCTCTGGCATTTGGGTCTTCTGGACCAGGATATGTGTCAAAATACCCAGAATACCGCTCTAATTTATCAGGTTCATACGAATCATTGCTATATCGAGTCGTTACTTCCTTATATGTGTTAGCAATATACAATTTTGGCGGATCATTTGCGTCATAAAGCGTTCCACCATTGACAATTTTGATACTAGATAGTTGACCACCGATAAAATTGCCCTCAACTACGGCAGGTTGACCATTTTCATTAGTAGGAGGTCCAATAGTAAGGATTGGATCTTGACCATTTAGAAAAGAACTAGTTAAATTCTTGCCTGGATTGTCAATAGTAAACCCAGTAACCTTACCATTTGTTATAATTGCGGTTGCATCAGGTAATCTAATGCTATTAAACACGTCTGGACTGTTTTTATCAAAACTTGCAGTCACATATTGAATAGATTTTTCCGTAAATTCATATCTTCCAACTAAACATGCCCTATCTACAATACCATATCCCGCTTTTGCAGTGATAACATGGTTTCTAGAAGACGTATATTGCGTATCTTTCGTAAAATCATTCCCATTACCATCTACATACGCGACATGATAAGGAAAATTATCAATATCTGTATGATAAACACGGAGAATTGTATGACCATTGATGGTATCACTAGTTCTCATTACATCAAAACCGTCTTGTCCTGTGGTAATTTGCACAGGACCAATGGTAGTGATCTTGATATCGACAGTTAAAACAGATTCAGTTAAATCTGGATGTACATGTGTATAATTTAATGTATATACATCACCAACTTCATACCCCTGTCCAGGACTCATCAGTTCTAATACTGTCCATTTAGTGCCAGTAAACACTGCAGTACCACCAGTTTCGTCAATGACAGGTTCAATTCTTACTTTTATCCTAAATCCAGACTTAACTTCACTATCAAATACATCGCTATCAAATATTTCAAATGTATTGAAATTTTCGTCGCCCACTTGCCATGGATTTTGTGCTGAATTATACTCGGCACCAAGTCCTAATGCAGCATCATATACATTAATATAAGTTGCCCCACTAAAAGAAAAGGCAAAATCTGTTACACCATCAGATAATGTTGTTGATAATGAATCATAAGAAAATACAATCTTATTACTCTCTGTACCAATACCAAATAAATCTGGAAATGGACAGTCAGGATCTTGAGTAAGGTCTTGACCATTATAAGTGTACTTTAAATCAGTGGTTGCGGGTGAACATGTATGTGCTGTACATAATTTACATGTTGTTGTACTGGTTGTTGATGATGTGGACGATGCAGGAACGTTCGGTGTACCCTGAGTCGTAGAAGTACTTGTAGTTGTACATGTCTCAAGATAATAAACAGGTACTCCTGCAACTCCTCCTGAATTACCAGTATCATAAAGATATGCTATCCAAGTATCTGATGATTGCCAATCAAATGATAACTCAGTAGGATACCAATCATAAACATAATCACCACCAAGAAATCCCCCAGAACATCCTGTATATCTTATTTTTCCACAATTGCCGCCCGTCGCCGCATCAGCAGGTCCAGAAGGTTGACCATCCTCTCCCTGTACATACGGTACAAAAATAGAATCATGCATCACTGCATCAGCAGTCCTGTTAGGAATATTATAATTCCCTGTACGAAATTGTGTTACAGGATACTCAGAATATTCTACAGGAACACCTGCTGATGGTGCTACAGCCTGTGGTCTTCGGCGGGTGCAGTGATCAGATTCCTCACAAGCATTTCCTTGGTTCCTACACCCTGCCATTCTCTATCCTCTCTAATCGTTCGTAAATAACATCCAAATTCTCACACAGTGTTAGATAATCCTCTGCGTTCTTTGGTTTATAATATGTCTTGTCTGGTGTGGGAAGTTCTTGCATTGCTTCCTCTATTGATTGCATTCTCTTCCCAAGTTTGACAATAATCTCATTTAATATCTCATGAGCATTCGCATTGTCTTTAAACGCTTCAAAAATTTCTTCACTCGTCATTAGATTTTCGGAGGGTAAATGATGTTCCATCTTCGGTGATATCATAGTCTAAAAGAGTTCCTACATCCCATCCCAACTCTTCACATACTTCATATGGTATATTAAGGATTAGATCACCAAAATCATCCTCTTCAAGTCTTGTTGTGAATCTATGGGACATAACTTCTATAAACGATTGATTACCTGAGGATTGTTTGACGGATGTTCTGCTTTCCACTCAACCCATAGTGTATATAGATCATCACGAACTTGAGAAGCATACGCAGAAGCATAATAGTCTGCACACTCGTACATCCTAGGGTCTAGAAATGCCTCTAACCTTATCAGTTGCTCTAATGCCCATACTCTCGTGTCTTGTCTCTCTATGCGGGTCTTAGCATCCATTTTTTATCTCAGAAAATTTTTTAGAACCTGTGGAAAACATTTTAGGATTTTATATATCAATCGCTCAGGGGAACCTTTGTAGGTTAGGGTAGTGGCCTTTTTTATATTTAAGGGGGCCAATATAACTGCCAATGTAACAACAACTAAGTGCCGCTAAGTGTTACTTAGTGTCCCACTAATTATACCTCACTAGTGCCATATTTGTCAACACATTCCCAGTGCCATTGAATAGTTTTAATGTAATCGAAACACGACATTCTCGGAGTCTCTGGGTATGCTTCTCCCCTGGTAATCCGAATGCCATCGATATATCTTTCAAGGTCGTATATACTCTCGAAAGTACCTCTCAGCACTAGTGAGTTGTCATAGATTTGATACAGCATAAGTCTTAAAGATCTAAGAGGTTTGTATGAACCCTTACAGTGTTATTATAGAGCATAAGTGAGAGTTTGTCAAGTGCCTCTATGTGACACTGTGAGGCGAATGATTAGCAATGGTGATGAGAGTATCTCCGAGGTGATTAGAGGGGGTTGACATCTGTTAGGAAGCGTGCTAAGACTACAATTCTCTGAGACATTTAGAGAGGGATTAAACACACATAGTAGTTTATTTAATGTTTTCCACAATTTCCGCATTATCTGTGGAAAAAGTATTATCAACCTGTGGAGAGGTTAAATGTATATCTTTCCAGAAGTTTGGGTAGACGCATAAGTTAACCTGACGAATCATTGATTTAGCATGTTCTGCTTCGAGTGCGGGTTTGTTATACTCTCTGATAGTGATAGTTATGTAATACTCAGATATGAAGTTAATAACACCTTTGTAATCTTTGTAAGTAACATGTTGTCCTTTAGTGAAAGTATACATTAGGTTGGTTGATCGTTAGGTACAGTGATTCTAATTGGTTCTGGTCCTAATTGTAAAGCATATTCATGTTTGTAATAATTAATGACTATAACAGCACGAGTATTGGTGTTAGTAGTAGTTGAACCACTGTGTAGTATTCTATTATCGAAGGTAACTAATCTGCCTTGGATAGCATCAACTTCTTGTATGGAGTCATTAAATTTGAATGATGTTGAACCGTCGCAAGTATTGAGGAATAAGATAGAAGTAAAACCAGGGAATGCTTCATCTGTATGATATCCATGTTTAATTATAAGTTCATTATAGGTAGTAAGATTTGCCTTTGCTCTGTATAGTATATCTGGATTAATGTTATCTATGAGTGGTTGAATCAAGTGACCGTGATCACTACAACTATTACCATCTGAATAGAAGTTATGAGAGAAATGAACGTTTTGTAAGTGAGAACAATTGAGTGATGATTGAGGTGTATCATCATAAAGTATTTGAGAACAATACCAAGGGAACGTTGCAACTTTACCAGGGGTATGAGTAAATTGATTATAAAGTTGTTCGCACCAATCATGAGACATGTAGTTATCTGCTACACGAATATTATAATCAATTGGAGTTTGTTGTGCTGGTAAGATCAATTGCATCGATAACAATCAGTATGATGTACTAATGATTTATAGAATGATAAGTAAGAGGACAATAGTATAGAAGCGGGCATAGATTGATGCCCACTCTTTCTTAGTTTTAATCATGCGAAGATATAACCGTTGTTGAAATCTTCTGTCGTGAATACTTTTTTGTCACCCAATTGTCCAGTGAACTTACG